GCAGTTGATTTTACAAATGATTTTGTGGACGCTTATTTTCAGATGTATTTTACAATCCAAATGTTTTAGGAGGTGATTGCCAAACATACAGCTTATCAGATTCGTTTGATAGGCTGTAGTTTGTAAATCATTTTATTAAAAATAGGAGATGTGAAAAATGAGTGATATTTTATTTCCAAATGTAACCGTAAAATTGACTGGTAATGATGGTAACGCTTTCGCCATTTTGGGCAAGGTTCAGAAAGCGTTAAAGCGTGCTGGTGAAAAAGATGCCGCCAATGATTTTATGCAAGAAGCAATGAGCGGCGATTATGATCATTTGCTGCAAACTGCAATGAAGTATGTAAGTGTTGAGTAATGATTTTTAGATTTTTGCCTCGTACTCAGGTATGGGGCAAAGATTTGTAAATCATTTTTGACAGGAGATAAAAATCATGAAACAACAAGCGCATTACATCAATATTACGGAGTCGCGTACATTGTATGTAAATTTAAATGGTACAACTACAATGAAGATGATTCGTGAGGCATGTATCCAACGTGCAGATAATTTGGGCGGCACAATAAATAACAATTGTCGTACCTATTACGGCATCTCAGAAGCCAGCATTTTGCGACTGGCAAGAATTCAGGAGAAATTGGCGAAATGAAACCAACACAAGAATTGTTTAGTACGCTACAAAATGCCTACGATTATTTTAATGAGCAACTTTTTGACAACGAATTACCACAATGCTTAATCGTAGTGCATCGCAAGCGTAATGCTCATGGTTATTTTTGGGGCGAACAGTTTAACAATCATGATGGCAAAAAGTTAGATGAAATTGCTCTGAATCCCGAAACAATGGATCGGCCAAATAAAATTTTGTTTTCTACTTTAGTGCATGAAATGTGCCATTTGTGGCAGCATCATTTTGGCAAACCATCACGGCGTGGGTATCACAACAAAGAATGGGCTGTGAAGATGGAAGAAGTCGGTTTGATGCCCTCGACTACAGGTGAGCCGAATGGCAAGAAAACGGGTCAACGGGTAACTCATTATATTATTGATAATGGCAATTATGAAGCCGCTTTTGGCGCATGGGTCAAAAACAATGTCAATACATGGTTTACCCATCGGCAGGAAAAAGCAACTGCCAATAAAGCAGTGAGCAAGCAAAAATTTACCTGCCCCGATTGTGGGCAAAACGCATGGGCAAAACCAGCGGCAAATCTGGTTTGTGGCGATTGTGACATGCCAATGGAAGTAAACTAATGACCAAAATTGAGCAAGCCGTTATTCGTGCTTCGCATGTGGCCTATGATGCCTATGCCGCTCATTTGAAAAAGAAAGGTTTGGAAGTCGGCGGTCAAGAGGATATGAAAATCTTTATGGAAGTCTATCTAAAAGAAATGGAAAAAGCCAATGAGTGATTACCGCATTATTGTTTACAATGTCGAATTGCCAGAATTAGAGATTGCCATTGCCAAAGCAACCACAGCGTACCGGCAAGAATTTGGCAATGAGCCAAAAACATTAACAGTTCCACCCGGTATGGTTGTTGACGCTCAAAAGCTAATTGATATTAATGATTTGCCGCTGGAAATTGACAGGTTTTTTGCTAGTGGCGGCACAATTCAAACGGGAGAATAAAACAATGCAACTTACACCACAATTAAGCCAGTTTGATCCGCTTTGTATGCTGGCTTTACAGGTTATTATCCGTGCCAAACTTGACGCTCAGAAAGGCGACTGCGAAGCGCGGCAATGGTTCAAAAGTCGGGATTATCATTGGTATTTAGATTTTATTTCAGTTCATACCGGGTGCAATTTGCCCTATGATTTTGTACCTAATTTTGGAGGTGATTGAAATGTGGATTAAAAATTTATATGGTGATACGTTGGTTAATTTGAATAATACTGCATATGTTGGATTTGGTAGTTTGTCAGTTGGCGAAAGCAGTCATTCGGTTTACGTAATTATGAATGATAAAGATCGGCATATTTTATTTGCTGGAGCCAAGGATCAATGCCAAAAATACATGGCAGAACTTGAAAAAGAATTGGCCGCTTTTGGGAAGTTGGTTCGGGTTGAGGTTGATTAAACCATGCTAATCGTTTATAATTTTGGGACAATTTAATAGTTAAACAGCTTATATTTATGGTGAATGGCAAGCACCGGGTAAGCTAAGAAAATGTGAGCATTGAAGAGAATCCTCTCTTACTTGTGGCCTTTTTGGCATACCTCACTTACCCGAGACTTGCCAAAGGGCCAAGAAGGCCACAAGTAGCAGAGGATTTTTGTATTCTAATGGCAACATCAAAATTACAAAAATACACGAGCAAGCAATTATCTATTCACTTCGGCGGGTTTACCATTCGGGAAAATAATAGGCCAGATTGGTTAATTACCGATAGGGGTGAACGGCTAGAACTTGATTTTTTCATAGAGGAAATATTAATTGCGATTGAGGTTCAGGGGCAACAGCATTTTAGTTATATATCACATTTTCATACTAAAAAAGAATTTCAAGAATTGCTAAGACGGGACAAGCAAAAAAAGATAATATGCGAATCTGCTGGTATTAAATTGTTTTATGTTTTGTCTTATGCAGATGTTCATCATGTTATAAATCAGATATATGAATTACTACCTGAATATACCAATTTTATACCGCTCTCAATTCAGAACAAACTTAGAAAACATCTGCGGTCAATTGCCACACACCATGAATACAATCCAGACATCGCCAATCGTGCCTATAATGAAATTATCTTAATATGTAAAGAAAACGGCATTAAAATGTTTAACTTACTTGGTTTTTTGTGCAAGAAAAAGAAGTACAGAAAAATGCGTCAAATGATAAAAAATTCACCATATAAAAGATTGTGGACTTAATGAACAAACACATGACACCACTGGACGCAGCATTGCAATGGTTAGAAATGGGCATCGCGCCAATTCCCATCCGTTACAGAAATAAAAGGCCAGTTTTTGCCTGGAAACAATACCAAAGCGCGTTGCCAAAAGCAGATGAAATAAAGTCATGGTTCCAAAGCAAGTTTACTAATCTAGCTGTGATAACGGGGCATAGGGGATTGGTGATTTTAGATTTTGACGATCCAGCAACATGGCAATTGTGGCAAGTATGGATTGAAAGTAAGAACCCGGTATTGTTGTGCCAAACATACCGGGTAAAGACACGGAGAGGTCAACACATCTATTTGTTTGTTGAGAATCCCCCTGATAGAACATTGGCAATAAAAACACAAGAAGATGATCCTAAAAAAAGACGCACTTTAATTGATATAAAAGCTGGTGGCTATTGTCTTTGTCCGCCGTCAATTCACCCAACGGGGCATATATACACGGCCATAAACAGGCCGTCTGACATCATGACAGTTGAATCTTTAGAATGTGTTTTGCCCCAAAGTTTACTTGAAAAAGCATCAAAAGAAGTTGAGATACCCGGTATTGGTTGCAATGGGCATAGCCAACTAGACCCTTGGCAAGTCACGCCCACAATACAGGGTATCGACCCAATAAAATGGATAAAACAAAACCGCTCCATTATTGAGTTTTTCCCCCATGCCCAGCCAAGCGGCGGCAATCGCTGGTATACGGTTCATTGCCCGTTTCATAATGATAATGAGGCAAGCGGCTGGCTTGACATACAGCGTAATCGGTTTGGCTGTCAAGCGGGATGCGTGGGGAGTGGTTTGGATATTATTGATTTTTTCGCACTTTTGCAGAATGTAGACAGAAGTACAGCAGTTAGGGAGCTTATGCGCTAATGGCTAAAAAATACCCTCATTATATCCAGTCCTTTAGGCAACTTGGCTATAAATTCAGAATGAATGAAATGGATGATTCTATTGAAGTAAACGGCGAACGGCTTAACGGTGGATTGTCGGCAAAAATTGAAAGTGAAATGAAAGATTTAGGCTTTCCATCGGCTTATTGGATTCGCAAAAATTGGGAACGATTTGGCTATGAAAACCGCTATCATCCCGTGCATGAATATCTAAATTCGTTGCAATGGGTTGGCGATCCAATGATTGATTATGTCATCAGTAAATTAGAGTTTTCCAATGGTACAGAGGCAATGGCGCGTCAATTTCTTTTTAGGTTTTTGCTAGGTGTAGTTGGCAAGGTTTTAGAGCAAGATCAAAACTTTATGCTGGTTTTTGATGGGCCTCAAGGTATCGGAAAATCCCATTTTTCCCGCTGGCTATGTCCTCCTAAATTAAGCCGTTACTTTGTTGAAGGTTCACTCAATCCAGATAGCAATGATACCAAGCTGCGCGTTATTTCTAATATGATTTGGGAAGTGGGGGAGCTTCAATATACGACACGAAAGGCGGATGTTGAAGCGTTGAAAAATGTCATCAGTCAAAAATATATGACTGTTAGAAGGCCATACGGCAGAGAGGATATAGAGAAGCCAATAACAACTAGTTTTATTGGAACTATCAATGAAACGGGAGCTGGTTTTTTGAATGATAGAACGGGTTCCAGGCGATTTGTTGTTATCAAATTGACGGGTATTGATTGGACTTATACCGATTTGGATGTGGATCAACTTTGGGCGCAAGTGATGACCTGCTATCGTTCTGGTGAACGGGGATTTTTGACTCCAGAGGAACAAGAGGAACAGCAAAAAATCAATGGCAGCTATGATATTACAAGCCCTGTCTTAGAGTTGTTTTTGAAGCATTATGATGTTGACCCGGCACAGTTTAATGAATGGATTCCCATTGCCGATATTATTACTCATTTGGAGGGTGCTGATATTGGACTAAAGGGTAATCAGCGGGGCAATCAAATGGAATTAGCAGGAATCCTAAATGAGATGGGACTGGAGAAAAGTAGGTCTGCGCCGGTTACGGGATTTGGTAGACAAACTTGCTATTATGGCATTAGACAGAAAATAACATCAACTTCTAGTGTATGGGGAACGACAAAATAGGTTTGGTAAAGGTTTGGTAAAAGGTATGGTAAATGATGGTGATTTTTATGATAATTTTGTGGTATACACAACTATTGGAACGTTGGTTCTACAAAATTACCAGACCTTTGGTCAAATTACCAGACCTTTACCAAACCTTTTCGATGAGGTCTGGTAACGTTCTACCTCTGGTATTTTACTCAATTACCAGACCTACCAAACCTTTTAGGGGTATCTTTATATAATAGGGTACTAGTACCCCTTGAAATATGTTATAGGGAAAAGGTCTGGCAGGTTTGGTAAAGTTTTTATAGAAAATTTTAACATTGGCTGAATGTTAAAAAATTGGAGAGTAAGAGATATGACATTTTTTGAGTACATGCAGCAACAAATTAAAGGGTATGGTGAGGTGCAAGGTGAGAGAGATTAAATTTAGATATTATGTTTTGTACAATAATTTGATGAAGTATTCTGATGCATTTGATGATCTTGTCCAATTTTTTGCTGCATATAGGCAGGCGGATCGGAATGATGCTAGTCCGATTCTTACGCAGCATACCGGGTTAAAAGACTCAGAAGGAAATCCAATTTATGAGGGAGATTTGATTAGTAATGGTCGTGTAGTCTTGGAGGTTGTTTTTAATCGCGGCGGGTTTGGGGGAAAAACCTCAACTGGCGGGTTTTTTACATTTTCGGATTTACTAAAATACGAATCGCTATTTAATATTATTAGTAATATTTACGAAAACCCAGAGCTGCTAAATGAACCAAAAAATGCAAACGGCGGAACTGGTTAGAACTGTTGAACTGATAGTTGAGCATGGTATAAAGAGTACATCTGAAATGATACACTTAACACCATCTGCCACAACATACCGGGTAAGGCGACTTGAAAAACAGCTTGGCTTTAGAATTTTTGCGCCTTATGATTATGGCAGGGTGACTTGGCAGGGTAGGGAATATCTAAAAACTATTGATTAAACCCTGTATTTTGTGCTAAATTTTAACATTATGACATCTATAAAAAAGAAAGCAATTTCAGAAAATGACGTTTTGGCTGTAATGGAAAAATATAATGGTAATGTTGCTGCAATAGCACGTCATTATGGTGTATCTCGTGGTACTGTTTATAATCGTATTAATGAATCTATTGAATTAGCAGAAGCATTAAAGGATAGTCGGGAATCAATTATAGATGATGCCGAGGCTGAACTGTACAAACAAATTAAGGATGGCAACACAACGGCATTGATCTTTTTTCTTAAGACACAAGGTAAAGGGCGCGGCTATATTGAGCGTCAAGAGCATCGAATTGAAACATGGCACGATGATGTTATTGAAGATTTGAGAAATGGTCGCATGACAGAAGAAGATGTTTATGATCTTTGGCCGCAATTAGCATCTGGGTTTATCGCCAAGGCTGGGCTAAGTGGGTAGCATTGCCTCGATTCGTAATCTGCCACCAGAAGAAAGACGCGCAGCTTATAGAGAACATAGACGGCAAAAGGAAATGGAACGTCGCCCTATATCTGAATTTTCCGATCCTGTTGATTGGATACAAGAAAACTTTTACATTCCAGAAATTAATGCGCCAATGAAGTTATATCCTAGCCAGATTGAACCATTAAGGGAAGCATTAAAAATTAACCCAAATACAGGGTTATTTGAATACAGTACAATTTGCTGGTCAGCTATTAAGAAAAGTGCAAAAAGCTCTATTGCTGGTGCAGTTGGCATGTGGTTTGCTTTTCAAAATCCCTGGTCACAAGTGCGAATTGTAGCGAATAGTCTTAAGCAAGCATATAGCCGCTCTTATTATTATTGCACTCGTGCCATAGCTTTGAATCCAAAATGGCGTAATACAGTTGAAGTAACACGTAATACCATTAGACTGCCTAACGGCTCCACCATTACTGCCGTTCCGTTAAATCCAGATACAGAAGCTGGCGGTGGTGATGATTTTGTAATGTACACCGAGATTTGGGCTTGGAAACATGATGCTGCTTTGCGGATGTGGTCTGAAACAACATTGACACCATTACTTTATGGTAAATCTTTACGATGGGCCGAGGGGTATTGTGGGTATGTCGGGTCTAGTCCAGTTTTGGAGGACTTGTACCAGCGCGGTGTAAAAGATGGCAAGCTCATAAATGAACAATATGAGATGTATAAAAATGATGCTGGGCGTCTTTTTGCATTGTGGCAAACCAAGCCGCATCTTCCCTGGCAAACCAGAGAATACTATGAGCAGGAAGCTGCCACACTTACGCCTAACGAATTTAACAGATTGCACAGGAACCAATGGGCAACTTCTACGGATACATTCGTACCTCCCGAATGGTGGCAAAGCTGCCAAGCCAATATGCCGCCGCTGGACGGCCGTCAAACAATTGTCCTAGCAATGGACGCGGGTGTTAGTGATGATTCATTCGCTCTATGTGGCGTTCGCAAGTGGGGAGCCGATGGGGTTGACGTGGTGTACAGCCGTCGCTGGTTGCCCCCTAAAGGCGGTAAAATCAGTTTTACGAATCCAGATGACCCAAACGACAGAAACACGCCAGAGGGCGAAATTAGATACCTCTGCGAGGCGTATAATGTAGTCATGATTGCCTATGACCCTTATCAGCTAGAGGACATGGCAAACCGTTTAGGGCGAGAGGGTGTAGCATGGTTCTATGCGTTTAACCAGGGGAGCCAACGCCTAACGGCCGATTCTGGTTTACGAATACTTATTCGTGAAAAACGATTGCGGCAT